CGCATCGCCTCAATCGCCGCGCGGGCCAGTGTCGGATAGGGGCAAATATCCCCGTCGCGGCATCGACTGTCGCCCTCGCACGATTGCAGGCCGCGATCTTTAGCGCAGAGCGCCCGCGCCACCCGCTCAATCATCGAGAGGGCTTGCGTTTCGCGGGAGTTCGTCGTATCTGACATGAATGCTCCGGTGGCCCAAACACCGTGGAGCGCCGAGACTAGCCGATAACCCCCAGGTGTCGCAAGTCTCTTGAGAGGCCCCGCTGGACTCGCCCCCAGCGGGGCCTTTCCTATTGTGCCTTCGGGAAATAACCGGGTATGATGCTCCCGCATATGAACGGGAGAGACGCCTTTGGCCTCGCGATTGGAAATCACCTTCACCTTCGACGCCCCCGATGACGAGATGGCCCGCGCCAAGCTGATCGGGGCCGAGCAGGTCCACCACGCCTGCGACCAGCTTGTAGACGCGCTTGCCGCGGTCGGGGCCAATGCCAAGATGTCGGCCAAGTTCGTCAAGTCCGTGCCGGCCCGCTCCAACTCGGGGCGCAAGCCGAAGCTCCAGGCAGCAGCGGAATAGGTGATGGGCAGCTTTATCGACCGGGTGGACATGAGGGGCGCGCTGGCGATCGTGATGGTCACTGGCGTCATGGCGATGGGGTTCTATCTCGCCGTCTGTCACGCCGACAGCGACATCTTCAAGATGATGCTCGGCACGGTGATCGGCACCAGCCTGTCACCGGCGATCAACTGGTATTTCGGCTCATCGAGCGGAAGCGCCATGAAAGACGAGGCGTTAGCGAAGACAGCGACGGCGCAGAACCAGACGCTGGCGGCGCAATCCGCCGCGCTGGCCGCCAGCGTGCCGGCCCCGACGACGACCAGCACGGTCAATGCGAAGGAGGGGACGGCCGAGACAACGACCTCCCCGAGCCTTCCAAAGGAAGGGTGATGCGGCGGCTCGCGTTGCTGCTGCCGTTGCTGCTCGCGTCCTGCGCTGGGATACCGGAGGCCGATGTCGCGGGCTGCGCCCTCTCGATCGCAGCCTCCGGCCAGATGACGGTCGAGGGGATGCTGATGGCGGCGGCGATCTCGCCGGCTTGCGAGAAGCTGGCCGTCGAAGGCGTGCAGGCCGCGGTGCGGCAGGCGATGCTGCGGGTGCCGCAATGACGCCGACGGTCTGGACCTGCGGCCACTGGCACAAGACCCGCGGGGAGGCGATCCGGTGTCTGGCCGGGCCGCAGACCGTGGGCTTTACCGAGGACGCGACGCTTGAACTGGGGGAGGCGAGGTATCGTGAGCAAATCAGACGCTCGATGCCAGGAGTGCGACCACCGCGAGTATTGGATGGTGCCGTGGCCGCGATTGTCGCCTATCCCGCTGGCGCCTGACGCCTTCAAGCCCCACGAGCTGACGATGAAGCCGGACCTGCGCCGGCTGCCGTTGCGCCCGACAGCTGCCGGCTACCGCTCCTCGGCGCTCTTGGCACTGGAACGCTGATGAGCCGCTGGCTCAACCGGACTATCCTCCAAGAACTTTACCGCGTCCACGCAAACCTGGAGACGATCATGGCTGCAATCGACGACCTCAAGGCTTCCGTCGCCCGCGTCACCGAGCAGGACCAGGCGATCATCACGCTCTGCACGACCCTCTCGCAGCAACTGAAGGACGCGCTGGCGAGCAACGACACCGCGGCAATCGAGGACATCGCAAACCAGCTGGGGGCGCAGGCCGACCAGGTGGCGGCGGCCGTTCAGGCCAACACGCCGCAGGCCCCGACGCCCTGACGCATGGCCGAAGGCGATACCAGGAGCGCCGAGCAGGCTGACGCGGAGACCCGCGCCCGCATCATCGGTATCCTGGTCGCCGACAAGTGGCAGGCTCACCAAACGATATTCGAGCACCGCCACCAGCACGGCGGGGTGCCGGTCGAGCCGGCCCCCTTCCACAAAGAACTGATCGAGGACTTCTGGTCCGACGACCGTTACTCGATCCGCATGGCCTTCCGGGGCTCAGCCAAATCGACGCTGGGCGAAGAAGACATCACCCTCGCCGCGTGCCTGCGGCAATTCCACAATATCCTGGTGATCGGCTCGTCCGAGACCCGCGCCGCCGAGCGGCTGGCCGCGGTCGCCTACGAGCTCGCCAACAACGAATATCTGACGCGCCTGTTTGGCGATCTGAAAGGCGCGGTGTGGACGCAGACGAAGCTCGTCACCACCGGCAACGTCTGCATCCAGGCGATGGGGCGGGACCAGGATATCCGGGGCGTCAAGTATCTCGACTACCGGCCCGACCTCGTGTTTGTCGATGACGTGGAAAGCCCCGAATCGGTGCAGACCCCGGAGCAGCGCATCAAGACCCTGCGCTGGTTTCTGGCCGAGCTGTTGCCGGCCTGCGCGCCGAATGTGAAGGTGCGCATCAGGGCGACGCCGATGGATGCCGAATCGGTGCCGATGCGGCTGCAAAGGGAAAGCGGCTGGCCGACCAAAACCTACCCGGTCGAGTACCTCGACGAGGCCGGCAAGCGACAGCCATCGTGGCCGGCGGCTTATCCCCTCGCCTGGATCGACCGGCAGCGGCAGAACTACGCCGCGCTGGGCGAACTCGGGGTGTGGGACCGGGAATATATGTGCAAGGCGGTGTCCGACGCCGACACCCCGTTCAAGCGCGAGATGATCCGGGTCAACCCGCGCGAGAAGTCCTGGCACGCCTGCTACGCCTTCATCGACCCGGCCCGCACCACCGGCCGGCAGTCAGCCTCGACTGGCTGGGCGGTGTGGTCGTGGATACAGAACCGGCTGGTGGTCTGGGCGGCCGGTGCGCAGATGTTGCTGCCGGACGAGATCGTGGCGCTTGCCTTCGACATCCACGAGCGTTTCGATCCCGTCTGGATCGGGGCCGAGCTTGACGGCCTCGAGCAGTGGCTGATGCAGCCGCTGCGTCACGAGATGGTGAAGCGCGGCCGGTCATTGCCGGTGGTCGGCAAGCACGCGCCCAAGTCCAAGCTCGATTTTATCAAGGGGTTGCAGCACTTCTTCAACAACCGCGAGTGCGAGTTCGCGCAGCCTCTGCCCGAGCTGACCGAGCAACTGCTGAACTTCCCGCGCGGCCGCATCGACGCGCCGAACGCTCTGGCCTACGCGCTCCAGATGCGGCCGGGCCTACCGGTCTACGACGTCTTCAACGGCGCCGAGCACATCGTCCACGACCTTGACTACGATCACACCAAGCCGCTGTTTCTCGCCGCCAACGCAACGGGCGCGATGACGACGGCGGCGCTGGTGCAGCTGGCCGAGGGCCGGCTGCTGGTCTTGGCTGACTGGGTGATGGAAGGAAACCCCGGCGAGTGCGTCGATATCATCCATCGCGAGGCGACGCTGGCCGGCGAATCGGTGCGCGCCGGCATCAAGTCCGAGACGCGGCACTGGTCCGACATGCTGAAGCAGGCGGCGCCTATGCCCTATATGCGCGCCCGCGCGCCGACCTGGATTTATCCGCCGCACCACGCCGAGAGGTACACCAATGTGGGATTGGTTCAGGCGATCGGCACTATCCCGGCTGATCGCCGCATGGGGGGCGAGGAGGTCCGGGGCCAGCTTCAAATGCGCGACCTGCTTGGCCGTACAGCCGGCGGAATGTCCCTTGTCCAGATATCGGGACTGGCCTCTTGGACCTGCCGGGCGTTATCTGGTGGATACAGTCGATCCCTGGTGCGAGGCCGCATACAGGACGCGGCAGAGGAAGGCCCCTACCGCCTCCTGGTGGAAGGCATCGAATCGTTTCTTGCGCTGAGCCACGCGCGGCGCGAAGAAGAAGACGCGGATAATCAGCAGCCGACCGGTGTTGATCCTTTTGGGCGGGTCTATAAGACCGCCGTACCGATGAGGAATTGAGATGGCCCGTTCGCAGGACGACAAGACCGACGCCCCGGAAGACATTCGTACCCCGGCGCAAGGAACCGCCGGCGCCGACAAGGTGCTGCCGGTCGATCCCAAGGCCGACCCCCGGGCACTGGGCGCGCCGATGCCACCGACGGCTAAGGTGCCGGGCGTGGCGTTTGCGGGGCCGGAGTGGATGCCGATGACGCAGGCCGACCGCGCCCGCCTCCAGGCGCTGCGCGACAAGGACGCGCTGACCGACTCGGAGCAGGCCGAACTCGACGGCTTGGAGGCTCGCGCCGCCTTCGACGCCAACCGCCCCGAGCAGAAGCCGATGGCGGTTGAGGACTACGACCGGCTACGCCTCTTGCGCTCCCGTGCCGCCAACCCGCAACTGCCGAACCTCAGCGAAGACGAGGAAGGCGAGATGCAGACCCTGGCGCTGGTGGAGTCGGAGGCTGCCGGCCACGTCACGCCGCCGGCCCGCGAGAGCGTCGATGACATCCACCCGCACTTGCAGCTGTCGGACGAGCTTCTGGCCGCGGTCGAGCATATCGTGTCTCTGATCCCGGCGCTGCGCGGCCTCTCCCCGCGCCTCACCTGGCTGCGCTCCCGCATCGACGAGTTGAAGGGTCCGGCGCCGGAAGATCAGAAAAAGGTGGCTTGACAAGCCCCTTCGTGAGAATAAGGCGGCGTGAGTGACGCGCCGCCTGACTTTTTCGCCCGCAATATGCGGTATGCGAAGGAAGGCCCTTATCAGACGTTCCTGATGCCGTCTGAGGAGGCCATGTTTCGCATGTGGCTCCAGGCCAACGCCGTTCCTTTCGATCCGCAGGCGAAGACCCCCGACTATGACATGCGCGGCTTTTGGTCCGGGCTGATGTCCGGCAGCCCGATCGCCAAGACCGCGATCAATCCGAATGACCAGCAAATCCATTTCCCCGATTATTGGAAGACCCCGTATCACCAGACCTTCAGCCGCGAAAGCCAGTGGGCCATGCCGTGGGCGCCGAGTTGGAACAACCTTGACCAACTTGTGATGCCCGGCAGCGGCCGGGTGCAATACGATGAGCGGGCGAGGTTCCGATGAGTGATGAGCCCGACGCCGCGGCGGCTGCGACCGAGACCGAGGAGCGTCGCGAACCCGTAGACCGGGACCGCGATCTCCTATCGCGCCGCCCGCCCGGCGGCATGGACCCCAAGTCCGGCATCCGGTCCTATCTCGCCAAGCTGTTCAAGGACATCAACAAGGGGTTTGAGGATCAGGCCGATCGGGCCGACGATATCCTCGACTTCTGGGATTGCTACAACTGCGTCCCTAACCAGCACCGCTACTACAACGGCATCGCCGACATCTATTTCCCGCTGATCCACGACGCGATCGAGGCGCGGGTGACGCGCTTTGCCAACCAGCTGTTCCCGCAAGGCGGCCGCTATGTCGAGGCGACCGATTCGGACGGCAAGGGCCGCGACGCCCTGGTGGGGCTGTCGGATCATTATGTCCGGCAGGGCAAGATGAAGACGCAGGTGGTGATGCCGCTCCTGCGCAACGGCGACATCGAGGGGCAGTACAACCTCTATGTCGATTGGGCCGAGGTCTCCCGCCAGCTTGTTTCACGTGAAACACACGGCCCGCGCGACCCCGAAAGCGGCATGGAGATGCCGGGCGAGGAGATAGACGACATCACCGAGGAGGACGTGATCGACGGCTTCCCGGTGTTCGAAGTCTTGCACGATGCCGACGTGCTGGTCTTGCCGGCGACCGCCGACTCCACCGATGAGGCGCTGATGGCCGGCGGCTCGGTGACGATCTTCCGGCGCTGGTCGAAGGACAAGATCAAGGCCATGGCGCGAGCCGGGAACATCCGGCAGGACGAAGCCGACATCCTGTCGGAGGAGATGAGCCGGGCCGAGGACGGCAAGGTGCGGGATACCGAAGGCCACGTGCTGCGCCAGGTCGGCATCCGCAAGGGCGGCAAGGAGGCCGGGGTCTGGGAGACCTGGCACATGCTGCCGCTGAACGAGAACGGCCAGTTCGCCGAGAAGGGCAAGCGCCGACTCAGCCGCATTTTCTTTGGCCCGCAGAACGCGCAGCTCGGGGCCAAGCGCAACCCCTACTGGAACGACCGCTGCCCGATGCACTCTTGGCCGGTGCAGAAGATGTCGGGGGTCTTCAAGGGGCCGAGCCTCATTCGCTACGTCGCCTCGATGCAGTACGAGGCCAACGACGCGGTGAACGAGGGGGCGGACGCCGCCACCCTCTCGGCGATGCCGATCGTGGTGGCCGACGCCGAGAAAGTCACCGGCCCGCTGGTCTACAACCTGGGCGCTGTGTGGAGTGCGCCGCCGGACGCCATCAACCTCTTGACCTTCCCCGACCTGACGCCGCGGGCGCAAATCCGGGTGCAGATGGCGGCGGCGCAGATATTCCAGACGTTGGGGGTCAACCCCTCGATGCTGCCGCAGCAGACCCGCACCACCAAGCCAAACCAGGCGATGGTGGCGCAGGAGCAGGCGGTGGACCTCCTGACCACGGCCAACGCGGTCTCGATCGTAGAGGAAGGCATCCTGACCCCGGCGATCGAGTGGATGATCGACCTCGACTACCAGTTCCGCGACCGCGAGATCACGGTGCGGGCCTACAGCGAGGAAGGCCAGCGCGCCAAGATGGAGGCGGTGCCGCCGTTGCAGAACCGCAAGGGCATCAGCTTTGTGTGGCGCGGCGGCGAGCAGGTGCGGCAGAACGCGATGTTCGCCCAGCAGGGCGCGC